TTTTTAAGATTAGAAAATAATGATGGTATTGCAACTAGATCAGGTAGTGCATTACTTACTGTATCTGATGCTCCTGCATGGACAACTGCAGCAGGTAGTTTAGGAACAGTAGCGGCTGCGGGAACTATCAACTTTACAGTAGCGGCTACTAATGCTACAACTTTTGCTGTACAATCTGGATCGCTTCCAGGTGGTGCAAGTTTAAATACAAGCACTGGTGCAATCACTGGTACTGAATCAGGGTCAACGCAAACAACGACGTATACATTTACTATACGAGCAACGGATGCACAGGGCCAAACAGCGGACCGTCAGTTTACAATTACAATATCTCACGGTGCGTCTGGAGGAGGACAATTTAACTAATGGCTACAGCAAGTTTAGAACGAACAACAGCAACAGCACCTACTTTAACAACAAAAGCAACTATTTCATATTGGTGTAAAAGAGGCAAGATGAGTGGTTGGAATAATGGAGCCATAGCAGGTGGACATGATAGTGGAAACACAGCAAATAATAATTGGCAATGTGGTTTTATAGATACAGATAAATTTTATTTATGGAATAATGGTACAAGTATGAACCTAGTATCAACTAGGAGAGCTAGAGATACTAACGCATGGTATCATGTAGTTTGGTCTTTAGATTCAACACAAAGCACAGCAGCAGACAGAGCAAAATTATATGTTAATGGAGTGCAAGAAACTGTTTTTGACACAGCTGATTACCCAACACAAAATGGAAATTTTGATATATTTAGAAATGGAAATGCTTTTAGAGTAGGTAAATATATTAATACAAGTGGCAGTGATTATTGGTATGATGGTTGTTTATCACATGTTCATTTTGTTGATGGTACAACTTACCAAGCATCTACATTTGGTCAAACTGATGCAACAACTGGAGAATGGTCAATTAATGCTAATCCAACTGTAAATTATGGAAATAATGGTGTTTTTATTTTAAAAAATGATAACTCTAATTTAGACAGGTCTGGTAATGGACTTAATTTTACAATGGGTGGAACTGTTACAAAAACAGAAGATAACCCAAGCAATGTTTTTAATGTAAACAATCCTTTAATTGTTCAAAGTGCTAATGGTAATCATGCTAATGGAAATACTAATTGGTCAACTGGAGCAGCATCATGGAGAATGACTATTGGATCTATAGGTGCTACTACTGGAAAATATTATGCTGAGTGTCAAGTTTATGGTTCTGGTGGAAATGTTCACTGGATGAATGGTATTGTTTCTTTAGACCAAAACATGGCTCATTCTAATCAATATCCAGGTGGTGATAGTGGTAAGTTAGGTGCAGCTTATAATTGGGATGGTCAACAATATGTTAATGGTTCTAATTCAAACTATGGTGCAAGTTATGGAAATAATGACATTATAGGTATTGCTATGGATTTAGATAATAGAAAACTTTATTTTTCAAAAAATGGTACATGGCAAAATAGTGGTGTTCCAACATCTGGTTCAACAGGAACAGGTGCTATAAATATTCCAAGTTCTACTGACGCTTATACTTTTGGATTTTCAGCACATAACTCATCAATGAGTTGTAATTTTGGGAATGGTTATTTTGGAACAACAGCTGTATCTAGTGCAGGAACTAATGCTAGTAATTTAGGAATATTTGAGTATGATGTTCCAAGCGGCTATACCGCGTTATGTACAAAGGGGTTAAATTTATAATGGCTTACACTACAATCAATAAATCGACAAGTTACTTTAACAGTAAATTATATACGGGCGATGGTGGAACAAATAATGCACAAACAGGCGTAGGTTTTAGACCTGATTGGATATGGTTTAAACGAAGGTCAGGTTCTGGAAATCACTTTACTGCTGATGTGGTTAGAGGTACATATGCTGATGGATATAAATTACTTGTTCCTAATGACCAAGATGCTGAAGCAGATTATACTTATATTAAAAGTTTAGATAGTGATGGTTTTACTTTAGGTTCAAATAATAACAATGTAAATGGTAATTCTGAAACTTATGTTGCATGGAATTGGTTAGCTGGTGGTAGTCAGGGTTCATCAAATACTGATGGTACAATAAATACAACTTATACATCAGTCAATACAACATCAGGACTTTCAATTTGTAAATGGTCGGGCACAGGTTCAGCAGGAACTATCGGTCATGGACTAGGTGCTGTTCCTAAAATGATTATAGCAAAAAGAACAAGTGCTACAAGAAACTGGCCAGTATATCATCATAACATTGGTAATGATAAAAAGATTTATGCTAACGATACTCAAGGAGAAAGTTCAAGCACAAACTGGAATAGTACAACACCAACTTCATCAGTATTTAGTATTGGAAGTGCAGATGATATAAATGGTAGCGGTTCAACTTATGTAGCTTATGTGTTCGCAGAAAAACCTGGTTTTAGTAAATTTGGAAAATATATTGGTAATGGTTCTAGTGATGGAACTTTTGTTTACACAGGTTTTAGACCAGAATTTATACTTATAAAAAATTATACAAATGGTACAGGAGATCCTTCTGTCATATATGACACTAAAAGAGTTGGTTACAACCCTAACAATAATGTTTTAGAGGGAGCAAATGCTAATGCAGAGGCTTCTTCTGATAGAATAGATATATTAAGTAATGGTTTCAAACTAAGATATAACTGGACACCAATTAACAAAAATGGTGACACTTATGTTTATATGGCTTTTGGTCAAAGCCTGGTAGGATCTAATAACATCCCTTGTAACGCGAGGTAGTCTCGCATGTATTTCGGTGCTACACCCTTTGCAGCCGCACCCTTCTCAGATGTAGGGTTTAATCCTAACGCATTCGTCAATGTTCTTGGATCAAGGATCAATGTAAATATTGGCAACTCTACAATATCTGGAGATGCTAATTTTTCTGTTACAGGTAATAGAGTAAATATATCTACCGGTAATGTAACTATTATTGGTAAAGCTAGAGAAGTTTTAGTAGGTAATGGTTTAGAACTAGGAATAGGTAATGCAGAAGCTTCTATACCTAAAGATGTACCGGTTACTGGTAATGGCTTTGAATTAGCTAAAGGAACAGTTACTACAACAGCCGGTGCTGTACCAACTATAGCAGGCAATAGATATAACATTGGAACTGGTAATGTTACAATCATTGGTAAGTGTAATCTATCGGTTACTGGTAATGGCTTTGAAGTAGCTCTTGGTAATGCAACAGCTAAGGCAAATGCAACTGCAATTGTATCTGGCAAGAGATTTAACATAGGCACAAGTGATGTAACTGTATTAGCTAAAGCAAAAGCTCTGCCATCTGGTAATGGATTTGAGCTAGGTACATCTGATATAACACTAAGAATGTGGGAAGCAGTGCCTACAAACGCAACACAAACTTGGGTGGAGATACCGTAATATGTTTTTTGGAGCAACGTCGTTTTCAGCTACAACTTTTGCCGGAGTAGGTATTCAAAATGTTGTGGTATTAGCTACTGGTAAAAGGGTCAATATTGCTGTAGGAAACGCTGAAGTAGACTTTGGAGTTAACCCTACAGGTAGCAGAATTAACCTTGCCAATGGTACCGTTAATGTGGTATCTTGGAACGATATAGATCCAAATGCAACAGGGACATGGGTTCCAATAGACCCGTTGAACCCATAGGAGAATTATGGCATCAAGTACGTCAAGTGATTTAAAACTAGAACTAATTACAACAGGTGAAAAGTCAGGTACCTGGGGTACAATTACAAATACAAACCTACAAATATTAGAACAAGCAGCTAGTGGTTATATAGCTATTGATGTAGCATCTAGCGATGTTGCTTTAGCATTATCAAACCATGCTGTATCAAATGGTAAAAATTTATATTTTAAATTAACAGGAACTCTTGCAGCCAACAGAACAGTTACTATGCCTGATAGTGCTGAAAGAGTGTTTATTGTAGAAGATGCTACGGCTAGATCAGCTAGTAATTACACATTAACAATTAAGACTGTATCAGGGACCGGGATAGCTTTACCAATTGGATCTAAGTCTTTGGTATATTCAGACGGTACTAACGTTAATAAAGGTTTAATTAATAAAGGGTACTACACAGTACCAGGAGCATATACTGCAGTAGATGGAGATCAGTTATTAGTTGATACATCTTCAGGCGGTATCAATAGTTCAGTAACAGTAACCCTACCAGCGTCACCTGCTATTGGTAATGAAGTTACCTTTATTGATAGTGGAAACAATGTTAACTCTAACAATCTTACAATTGCAAGAAACGGCTCAAATATATTAGGAGCAGCTTCTAATTTAGTAGTCAGTGTAAATGGCGCAGCTTTTACTTTAGTGTATGTAAATGCAACGAGAGGCTGGGCATACAAAGATAAAATATAGGAGCTATCAGATGGCTCTAGTTGAGTACAAATTTCTCCCTGGAATAGACAAACAATCTTCTGACTCTGGTGCAGAAAACCGTTGGATTGATTCTGATAATGTTAGATTTAGATATGGTTTACCAGAAAAAGTAGGTGGATGGTCATCACTTGTTACAGATACAATAGTAGGTGTATCAAGAGCTATGCATGCTTTTACAGATCTAGAAGGTAACAGGTATGTTGCTATAGGTACGGATAAATTTTTATTAATATATTTTGAAGGTAAGCTTCATGATATTACACCATTAAAGACAACACTAACTTCTGCAACAATTGCAACTACAAGTGGGTCACCTACATGTACGATTACAAAAGCAGCACATAATTTATCTGTTGGAGATATTGTACAATTAGATAATGTTACTTTACCAGGCGGTACAGGTTATCAAAATACTGACTTCGAAGATAAAAACTTTCAAGTTATAACAGTACCTACAACAGGTACGTTTACAATTACACAATCATCTAATGCATCAGGCACAGTATCTACTGGAGGTAGTTTAAGTTTAAAACCTTATGAACCTGTAGGACCAAGAGCACAAACATATGGTTATGGTTGGGGTGTTGCTGGCTGGGGTGATGGTAACTGGGGTGAAGCTGCAACAGCTTCTGACGTATCTCTAGAACCAGGACTATGGTCATTAGATAATTTTGGAGAAGTATTAATTGCAACTATTGCAAACGGTAAAACATTTACATGGAACGGTGGTGCAGCATCTGCATTAAATAATCGTGCATCAACTACAACAACAAATTTTGAAACTAATAATAACCCAACAGCAAGTAGAATTACACTTGTGTCACCAACAACTAGACACTTAATACATCTTGCAACAGAAACAACTATTGGTAACACAGCAACACAAGATGATATGTTTATAAGATTCTCTGATCAAGAAGGTATTAATACTTATGCACCTACTGCAATAAATACTGCAGGCACACAAAGACTACAAGATGGTACAAAAATTATGGGTGCACTAAAAGCAAAAGAAACTATTTTAATTTTTACAGATAATGCGTTGTATACCATGAAATTTGTTGGAGCTCCGTTTACATTTGGTTTTGAACAAGTAGGTACAAACTGCGGTTTAATAGGAAAAAATTCAGCTGTTGAAATAGATGGTGTTGCTTACTGGATGTCACCTAAAGGTTTTTTTGCATTTGATGGTACAGTAAAATCTTTACCTTGTACTGTTGAGGACCATGTATTTGAAAACATTGACACTACAAAAGGACAACAAGTAAATGCAGGATTAAATAATTTATTTACAGAAGTTGTTTGGTGGTATCCAAGTGCGGGTTCTGATTACAACGATAAATATGTAGTGCTTAATTTTGGTGAGTCTGCATTAACTAGAGTTGTGGGTGGTGTTTGGTACACAGGAACAGAAGCTAGAACTAGTTGGGTAGATGCAACAATATATCCAAAACCTTTTGCAACTAAATATGATGTAAATTCTTCAGGTACGTTTCCTGTTATTGTAGGTCAATCAGGATTAGGACAAACTACATTATTTGAACACGAAGTAGGTACAGATCAAGTAAATCCAAATGGTACAACTACATCGGTTACATCATTTATAAAATCATATGACATAGACATAGAACAAAGATCTAGAAGTCCAATAGCACCCGCAGTTGCTGGTGAAGTATTTATGAAAATGAGACGGTTTGTACCTGATTTTAAAACATTGCAGGGTAATGCAAAAGTAACATTAGGTATAAAAAGATACCCACAAGAAACTCAAACAAATACGGCATTAAGTCCTTTTACAATTAACTCTAATACAATTAAAAAAGATACTAGAGCTAGAGGAAGATATATAAATATTAAAATAGAAAACGATACAACTAGTGAGTCTTGGAGATTTGGTACTCTTAAACTAGATGTGCAACCAGATGGTAGAAGATAATGACTAAGATAAATATAAGATTACCAGAACCAAAAGAAGAGTACGATGTATCTAACCAAAAACAAATTAACAGAGCTTTAACAATTATGAAGGATCAATTAAATTCTACATTTTTGGATGAAGTAAAACAGGAGCAGGAACGAGTGTCCTGGTTTATAGGTGGCTAACGTATTTACAAACGCTAAAAAAGACTTAACAACTAATGGGGAAACTGTAGTATATACGGTGCCTACATCAACAACCGGTATAGTAAAATCAATATTAGTATCTGAGGACTCGGGGAACGCGGATTCTATAACTTTGACCTTGACAGACGCATCTTCAAATGTATTTAGTTTATATAAAACCAAAGCTGTATCTGCCAATGAGACAATAGAACTGCTGTCACAGCCTATAGTCTTGCAAGAAAGCGAGGTTCTAAAGGCAACTGCAGCCACAGGAAACAGGTTACATATTGTGCTTTCTGTGTTACAAATAAATAGGGAATAATTATGGCTTTTAAAGAAGAAGGATCAGTTGAATATATAGAAGTAGATGGTAAGAAAGTACCAGTAGTTCAGTGTGAAGCTGAAATTGTGTTAAGAAACACTCAAACAAATTATGAGTATGGCTCAGACCAAGAGGCTGAGGACGATATTAACAACCCAGATACAGATACACAAAGAGAACATATAACAAGATCTGTTAAAATAAAGGTAGCTAAGATGCCATCGTTAGGTGCATCTTCTGATAAAGATGAGTAAAAAACCGTTAAACATATCTGAAGAGGCCGCTGTGCAAATGCCGATGAAGACGGTAGCTTCGTTGATAATTATCGTAGCGTTAGGTACAATGGGTTATTTTCAAATTATAGAACGTCTTAATGTTGCAGACACTCGTATACAGATAATGGAAAAAGATCTTGAAGAGAATACAGAGTTTAGAATCAAATGGCCACGTGGACAACTAGGATCACTGCCCGCGGATTCTGAGCAATACATGATGATCGAGGATCTTTATAAGACCACGGACAAGTTAAACAAACATATTGAAGAAATGGCTTTAAACAAGGTCAACATCGAGTTTTTAAGAAAACAAATGGATAAGGTTTTAGAAGATATTGAAAAATTAAAAGATGCTAATCGTGAGATTGGTTACAAAAATGGGAGTTATTCACAATAATGTCTATATTTGCTGCACCCGCTTTTTATAATCAAGCTGATCAAAACATCTACAATCAAGGTTTTAGTTTTATACCTCAAGAAAGATTTAGAGGTGGTGCATTTAATTTTCCTACAGATGATGATAATACAGGTGGCGTAACAACATTACCTGTAACTCCTTTTACTAGTGGTGGCGGAGGTGGCGGCATACCTTTTAGTGGGACCACAACAGATCTAACAACAGCTTTTCAAAAAGCGGTAGATGATAGAACACAAAGATTAGAAAATGCATATGATAATCCTAGTACAGCAAAACTTTTTGGAATGAATATGTTTAAACAAGACGTTAATCCTGTTGATGCTGGCGAGTATCTTGCTGCAGGTGAAAGAATACCACAACAAAGAACTATGTTAGGAAAAGCGTTTCAACCACAATCACCACAAGAAATTATGGAACAGGGGTATGAGCCAATGACAAACATAGGTATAATATCTTCTATTTTAGGTAAAGCAGATAAATTTGGAACTTTATCTAGACCTGATCAAGCATTTATTACAAGTCAAATGGGTTATACTGGCCCAACAGTATTTGGTGAAAATACAACAGGAGG